GGGTCTGATGGACAATAGTAAGCTTTAAAATTAGATTTTTTTTCATAATCATTTATATTTCTAGCAACTTCATTGGCAGGTAATTGTAAACCTTTGTTAGTTCCATCAAGTGAACCTACATATTCTTTAAAAACAATCATTCTTTGGTCTTTCGTATATGCTACCCAGACTGTTGCAAAAGGAGCAGAAAATCCATAGTCGAAACCTCTGATTATGATATCATCAGGTTCTGGTTCATAAGTTGGTACTAGATGTATTTTTGTATCAAGCTCTGGAAAACAAACACCTTCTATTTTTGACCAGTCTCCATATCTTAATGCTTGATATATTTTGTCGCCTTGAAACTTTAGTCTTTGTTCGTATTGTGCATCGGCAGCTTTAAGATAAGGATTGTCATCTAATGTTGCAGGTATAAATAATCTTGATAAATTAGTTTCAGGGTCTTTCCAAATATTGTAAGCACCTTTTTCTACAAAATGTTTCCTTACCCAGTCTACATGTTTACCGACTGGTGTACCTGTACATCGAACTCTAGGAACAAGCTTTGGATTAGTGGAACGACACCTGGAATGAAGATAAAGATACTGTTCTTCTTCGAAAGATGTTATTTCATCAAAGAAAACTCCTGCACTATACTCTTGACCATCAT